AGTGGTAGAGACTATCAGTCTCTCCGAAGTTATAGCCAACGGCTATAACATTGGCCTGCCTACTACCGACAAGTACGGTCGTATCGTCTACACGCTTACGCGTACGTCTGACGGTAAAACCATCCGCATCCAACAAGATGGCGGTCAATCAAAGATTGAAATACGCCGTTGTCCAAACGGTTGGTCGAACAACGATGGTTCGATTAAAATCGAACCAGATGCGCATAAAGCGTACCTCGTAGCTTAACGCTACGGGGTACCGCTTTGCGGTTTTTTTCTAATCGTTTTAAACGTACACAAAAATGGAATACATTATCGGTATTGTGCAGCTATTACCCCTTGTAATAACCGTCTCAGCAATTTTCTACGTCGGTCTTTTGACTCTCGTAGAAAAAGATAATAGCAAATAACGACAAAAACAGGGAGAATGAAACAGTTTCAAATAACCATAACGTGGGATAGAATGCGCGAAGGCAAATTTCCCACTACAGAACTCAAAGCCATAGATAATAGTGTTAACATCGAAATAAAAAGGATTGAACCTTTTGAAGACGAGGTTACTATATCTATGAGTATCGAAGACCATGAGAATGAATTAAATGTAGCCTATCAATTAGGCGCATTACTTCATTCAATATCTGTATCTCGATACGAAGTTCAATAATCTTAAACAACAAGGGTGAGCTTAGACATCGTCAGTATCGTCGATTCAGCTGAGATTAACGTCGAAGCCCCTTGTTGTTTTTACATTGTGCGGTAGAGCAGTGGTAGCTTGCTTGGCTCATAACCAAGAGGTCGGTGGTTCGAATCCATCCCGCGCAACAAATCATTTCTAACATGTTAAAACTACTAAAATTTATCGGAATGTTCCTTGCCACAGTTATTGCTATTGCAGTAATGGTTTCAGGAACTATTGCAGTTTTCGCTTTTTTAAGCGGTAACGGGTTCTCAATTTTCTGCAACTCAATGCAGCATCCAGCACTTGTAATAGTGTCTGTAATTGGTGCATTAGTTTGTACAGGTATTTATGTAGAAATGCATAAGCCATGAAAATAGACGCAGACTTCGAAGAACTTGTGTCAGCCGTTGTAGTAATACTCCTCGTTGTAGGAGTATTGCTATTAGCGTGATGCAAAGTATCGGCACTCTTCCTTTAACCGAGTGTCTATCCAGTAAGCTACTGGCGTACTAATAGACTACAGTAATGTCTATTATCCGTGGGCGTATATGAAAGTATACGTAGTGGATACGGATGGGGAAAACTCATCCATAAGCATACTTGTCTACCTACAGGATTGTAAAATATCCACGGTGTATGCGTTAAGGAGCTTGCTCTGAACTAACAGACACGGCTGTTTATGGTCGTTAGGATAAAACCAGTAATGGTGATAAAGTGAACCACTTTAACAGGGTGAGTTTGCGTTAGGGTAACCTAATCCATGTAAACATGCAGACAATCAACACAGAGGACTATCGTCTGAGTGTTGAATCCCTGCCAAGGGATTTGAGTGTGAAAGCACAATAAGGGTATCTGTAGGAATTGACTCAAGAGTTTTACCAAAAACTCAAGGGTTGAAACCATTGCAAGTGGTGCGGTCACAGTGTCACAAAGCAACGTAGACTGGTAATCTACACTGGGGTGTACTATCTAAACTTCTCAAAAGGAAGCATGATAGAGGCATGGTTGCACATCCTGGGTCTTGGTATTGTTTACTTAAACAATTAAAAAATTAAGCAAAAGCCAACCATCTTTCTAGCTGAAAATAGCGTTATCCCTCTGTAATATGAGGGCACAGTAAATCCCGCAAGGATGACAATGTGATGTAGAATGAGTAAATCTAAGGTGAGGAGGCATCCTCTTTAGTCCGCAAGACACTTGGTTGAAAAGGAAGCATATATAAGCTGGAAAGTACATGGTAGTTAGTCTACTCGCTATCTGATATACTTTGGAGTAATTCAAAGTGTGTGTAAGTGACTGAAAGGTTACAAAATTATCAGAGTAAAGGTCAACACTCAGCCCTTGTATTAATGCACCATAACTCACTTCCCAAGGGTGAGCAGTTGTAATAATGTATCTTGCAGACCTTCTACTAAAGAGGTAAGACCTCGTTGAGAGCTGATATATTATTACAACTGAGTGCAGAGGGGTAACATAACAGGACTTTAGCGATTGGACTTCATACAATCGTAGCTTTTTGGTGAGGCAAAACCATCGCCTTCGGGCGCTTAAATTGAAAATAAACCATGAAAAAAATACTTACCATCGTTGCAGCTATTATGCTGCTGTCTTCATGCACTGTAAGACGTGGATTACCATGTCCGTGCATGCATTGTTCAACAAATTCTGCTGTTAATACAGCAGAGAAAGGAGTTAGGCCATGAATGTGTTTATATTCAGGTCGTCAATCGTACTTATGGCCTTTTCACTAATAGTAATATTAGTGATTATGGGTGTAGGAGCTTGTGGTTATAATATATCACAAGCAGTTTCATTATTTTCAACTATGGTAGTAACATTTTTGCTATCTGTAGTTGGGTTAACATATTCAGTAGACAAACTTAAATAACCTATACCGTGAACACACAGAAAAAAATCACCGCAAAAGAAACAATTGCACAGCAATTGTTTGAAAACACCACGTCACAGTTTCCATCATCTCTGATTACAGAGATTTTGGAAAGGCTTGAAGACACTCGAGAATACTCGAGTATCTCAGGTAACTACGACCACAGTGTGCAAAATTTGTCTGATGCTTGTTTTATAAGTACAGACGAGTTTAGCACTAAACTAGATAAGTTACAAAAATATCACGAAAGTGATGAGTGTGACAAAGTGTCTAAATTAGTGGAGTTTGCTGAAAACACCCTTACACACAAAGAAGCGTGCTTTCTGGCAGTGAGCACCATGCATAGAATGAGTACAATGGAATCAGCATCCGGGCTCATTAAACTTCTGAAAGGGCTTGGAGGATGACTTACATCCTCTCTCCAGAGAAAGAAGCTGATATTATGGTACTGTTGTCTGAAAAAGGCAACAGTACTGTAAAATCTATGCTGATTTTCGGTGAACCCGGCGCTGGTAAAACTTCATTTGCAAAATACCTTGCAGATAGTATTGATGCGCATTTCATATTCGCACCATGCTATGATGGTATTAGCTCTGACCAGCTGTTATATAATTGGGACTTGGGTCTGCTTGTAGACGCAATGACCGATGAACAAACTAAAGGTCGTGAAGCTCTTAAAGACGGATTTCTCATTCAGGCTCTTAAAATGAGTCAGACGAGAAAAACCGTCTTACTGCTTGATGAAATTGACAAAGCAAAACCCTCTGTCGATACATTCTTGCTGACTTATATGCAAGAGTGTATGTTTAATGACCCTATTCAAGGTGTCATTAAAGGTAATCCTGATAATCTCATCATTATAGCAACTTCCAATAAACGTCGTGATTTGGAAGATGCTCTTGATAGAAGGTTCACCCTGATTAGAGAGTTTTTCTTTCCCGCTAAAAACGAGTTGATGATGCAAATCAATACACACGGATACAATGAAGATAAAGTTAACTTTATTATTCGGGGTGTTCTTGAGTACAGAAAATGTCCGGTTGAGCGTAAACCGTCTCAATCACAAATCTCTGATTTGTTTCGTGAACTGTCTGTCTTACACGAAAGTAAGTTAGGCAGGTCAACTGCTCGTAACTTGAAAGTGAGAGCTTTGAAATATAAGCTGTCACAAATAGAGTCTGACCATATTATTGTACAAAAAGTCTTTCGTAATGTAGCAAAAAACTGGCAAAATCTCTTATGAGAGACTATTATGCAATACAACGACACGTCTTAAGTAAAGGTAGTGTAGAATATACTTTTAAAAATGGCGTTACAAAAACCATTGATAAGAGTAACTACACTACCCTTACTAAGGGTGAACAACAGGCTGTTGCTAAATTTTTGGGTAAACAAAATCCTAAACCCCCAAACAGCAAAAAAAGCGAATCGGATAAAGGTGGTCAAACTTTTAATCCGGCCGACTTAGAAATTCTTAAAAAAAAGAATGACCAAATGGTCATGAAATTCATTAAGAATTTTCAGCCTGTTACTGTAGGATATGAAGAAAAGTTGCACATACCAAAAGTATTTGCAGCCTTACTGTCACAACCACACACTGCATTTGAACAAGTACGCAAATACGAATACGAAAACAAGGGTAAAATCTTGTTAATTGTAGACAAATATAGCGCATTTTGGCCACGTGAAAAAGCTAACCCTGAAATGTACGCTGCATTAGTAAATTTTACTAGCAAAGATAAAAATGTGCATCATGTAGTAGTCAGTGGAGAAGATTTAGAAAGCGGCCCTATGTATAAAAACCCAAAATTTTTAGGTAAATACGATAAACTGCTTTTTATATCACAAGGTTGTGGTACTTCTTACGCAATACCGAAAAACATCGCAAAAAAGATGACCTTTATTACAATCTTTGAAAAAGGTTGTAATTGTGGTTGTAGTCGAATTCGTCAACACGAACTTGACGGCTGCGATGTTCGGTATTCTATAAAAGATTGGGGTGACTTGCTTGCTTTAAAGTAAGTCACCCTATTATTTTCAAAGATGTAATTAATGTTTTATCAGTTCGTTTACTCGAGTTATTGGAAACTTTAATTGCTAATGTTATACAAGTAAATAAACACGATTACGTGTAATAAAAGAGACTTAATGTTAGTTGGCCTCTCTAGAGTAGAGCGTACAGTATATGTATTGTACAAACTGACAGTAAAGTTGAATTTATTTGAAAGTATAATTAGCGTTTAAGCTACGCTGACGCAAGCAATTTCAAAAAGAGGCAGATTAGTTATGAACTAGCATCTGTCTTGTGGATAATAATAAGGTAACTACGAATGCTGCTCTAAAAGTTAATTATAAGGATACACTAGCGTGTAATAACACTGCACGGGGGGCTACGTTTTTAAATGTAGTTAAGCCTGTATTCTCTTGTCTTTGAATCTTATTAGAGTTGGGTAAAACTGTGTATTTATAAATAATACACAGTTTTACTTTTTATAGTGTTGTGGTGAAAAGGTAGACACGCAGGACTTAAAATCCTGTGGTCCGAAAGGGCCGTGTGGGTTCGAGTCCCACCGACACTACTATTGCGACACAGTTGTCACACGCTACCGAACACATGGGTAGTAAATTTTAGAGTAGTTACCAACGAATTTCATGGTTGGTTATCGTTTTCTAATTGTAGCGTGTATTTGGTGCGAATCAAATGCAATTCTAAACCCTGATTGAAACTGCATAGTAATATGCAGAACAGATGTAGCTGTATGGTGTATGCTACTATCAACTGTTGGGAGTCACCAGCGAGACCCCTATGGGGTGCTAAACCAATAGGTTATTTAGCTTTATGCAAAACTACAACGAACAGGTAGGTCAGCTCACCGGAAAAGTGAGCGCTATCGCAGCACAAGAGCGTTTCAACGCCAATGGCAAAGGTTATTTTGTAAGCACTGTAGAGTGTGTTACAAAATCAGGTCAAACACAAGCAATCGTGGCGAACATGCCGCGTAAAGTGTTTGACACAGGTATCAAAGTTGGTAGCGACGTAACTGTCGCTATCAGCAAAGATTCTAACGGTGGTCTTTGGGCCAACGTTATTGGTAGCGCAGGTACAATCCTCTCTACTGACATCCTGGGTCAGTTTGAACTGACAGCCCCTCGTACCGCAAAAACAGAACTTGATGTTCTGTTCGGTAACGGTAACGGTAAGTAATTACCAACCCTGAGTAATCTCATAACAGGTGGGTTAAGCCTGTTATTTTTCGGCCTTATGGTAGTACAAGTTTTTTTGGTGGTGTGCAAATCTCCTAAATTTTTTTTCCTTGTGCGTAGAGTTCGAATCTCTACAGGCCGACCAACTAATAAAAAAAATATGCGACACTTAACAAGAGCATCTTACACAACAGATGAACTATCTGTCATACACAGTATGGCAATAGATTTAGCTGAAGAAGGTAATAGTCTTAAAGACATTGCCGAAATCATCAGTACAAAATTGCACAGAACTACAAGTGCAATACGTCAACAAATGTACCTGCTTGGTGTAGGTAAAAGTTTTAAAGGGTACAAACCGAAATCAAAGCTTGTAAAATATGCGGAATACCAAACAAAGGAAGGCGAAACATTCGTCATATTCAAAAAAATCGGTAGCGATAACGCGCGAAGTACCGATAATCCGTACAGTAGCCGTAGAAAAAAGTCGGTTTCCAGAGGAAGACGAATATTTGTACGAGCGTGAGCTTTTTCAATTACGTAATGAGAATGTCATATGACTACACGTATTAAAAAAGCATTTGCGACATTAAAATCAGAGAGAACTCTGGCTTTATGCCGTACTGACAATGGAAGTTTTACAATATTTGAGGATAAGTTATCAACTAATCCTGTTATTGTATTAGTTAATGAAAACAATGAAGCTTTAGAAGAGCCTATTGTATTTTATGAACTAAAAGACCTTACTCCTATCGCACGTAGAGAAACTAAAAACAATATTGTTTTCTACGTCTACAGCACAGATTCATTAGTACCATACGGCGTTTCCACGTTTAAGGAAGTCGATTGGCCTATAATGGATATGACTGTTAGAGATTTTGCAGCTATTATGATGCAAAAACCTGTATCGTTAAAGAAAGAGCTTAACGATATTATAAAAAAATCCTTCTAAAACCCATAGAAGAAATAGGGATACGAGTTAGCCTATTAAAAAAATCTCGTGTATAGTCAGGTGGCGAAATTGGTAGACGCTACACATCTATTGGTTCAATAGGCATATTGAATACGATGATAGAGGTTAAGGATGGATAAGTAAAAAGTACACTGAAAATCCACGACTCATACAGGTTCGAGTCCTGTCCTGACTACTAAATAAATTAAAAACAAATGAAAAATTATTACATTGACAACAAAGAGTATTATTTATGGTGTATCGCGTTTTGCAGCTATGCGCTCGTTTTAATGGCGCATAGGTGCTGTTATAACCAGTAGCGGATTATTAACGATAAAACTTAAATAAGATGCAAGTAATTAAAAAAGAAAAACAGATGAAGGAAGTTGATGTAACAATTGAAAGTTACACACTTTGCGACAAGTGCAATGAGAAAATAAAAACAAAGCGTTACGATGCTTTTGAATGTGAGTTCATTCATAAAACAGGCAATAGTTACCCCGAAGGTGGAAGTGGTGAAAAACAAGAAATGGAACTGTGCCAAAACTGTGCGGTTGAACTTGTCGATTTACTTCGTGCAAATGGTTACAGAGTTACTGATTCGGAGTGGGATTGGTAGCTATTGGCTATAAAAAATGATGTGATACCATATTATTAAAACATAGTCAGGTGGGAAATGGGAAACCCGCTACAGAAAATTGATTCCGTTTGGAGGCTGTGATTTATGCTGAGGATGATAAAAGTAGTAGAGGTTACAGGTTCGAATCCTGTCCTGACTACAAATTAAATAACTATGAAAACTTTAAAAACTTACTCAGTAGTAGTATTTGATTCCAACAATGATGGAGTTTACGAAATACAAGCTTACAACAAAAGAGATGCTATTAAAAAAGTAGCTTCTAAGTACAATACTAAAACACAATCAGGAACAACTTACTACGTAAAAGAAATTTAAAATCTTAGGCTGGATGTTTGCCTTTGTCAATTATTAGAGGCCCAAGGTTAACCCCTATGGTAAGCGGTAATATTCACATAAAAAGCTGTAGTAATAAATAATAGGATGTGTGTACGTTGTGCGTTTTTCTCATGTCACAGTCCGAAAACGCTCTATTTATTACTACAGATTGTGTTGTTTCTCCTTGAGAAAGAGAAATTAAGTTCAAAGTATTAAGAGAGTAAAAACATGAAACTTACTCTACAACACAAACATCAATCTCATTTATCTAATTGTTTTGTAAAGATGAAAGTCCGTAGCATAAGTGACACATAACTATTGGAATGTCATTAAGTAGTACCCAATAATGCGTTACAAAACATTAGATAATATTCTATACCAAATACTGCTTGTTAAAGCGATTTACGCTACATAAAAATGTAGTATTGTCTAAAAATTGGTAGAAGAGTATAAAGTCATTGTGAAAATACTCATATACTCGTTTTTAACGCTGGAATGAAATATAACTTAAGTAACAATGATAGGGGCAGCAAGTAGAAGAAGTTAGCTTAATGATATAGACGTATATCGGCTAAACAGTATTCATTGCCTTCAACATAGTAATATGTTGTCGTAGTTGTTATGGTTCGAAATGATTTAAAAGGTAGTGACCTAACATAACAACATTGTGCGAATCAGGTGGTTCCTGATTGATACAAATTATTAGTAAAATCCTTTTTTATTATAGGTTTATTTTATTATATTTGCTATAAGAAAATTACATTTTATGGAATTACCAACAGAAATAACACCAGTTAAACAAGTAGACCCAATCACCCTAATTATTTACGGTGAACCTAAACAAGGTAAATCGGCTATTTGTGCAGAGTTAACCAAGCAGTCTAACGTTTTAGTACTCTCATTGGAACCTAATGGTTATGATTATTTATCAGCTAGAAAAATTGATATTGATGGGCCTAAAAAACTCAACGAATTTATAGTTACAATGAAGGAAAAAGGACCTATCTATGATATACTTATTATAGATACGGTTACTAAGTTAGATGAATGGTCCGAAATTGTAGGTACGTATAACTATATGCGTACTTCTCAAGGTAAAAGATTTAATTTAGGTAAGGATGGTAAACAGATAACACACGACAATCCCGATTGGGAAAGTGTACATTCACTTGCTAACGGTGCAGGTTACAGATTTTCAAGAGAGTGGTTTTTAGAAACTATTGAAACTCTGTCTACATTAGCACCTAAAATTGTACTTGTTGCACACATTAAAGACAAGTATGTAGGACAAGTAGGTGATGATTACATTACAGCCACAGAAGTAGATTTAACAGGTAAATTGAAACGAATTTTGCCAAGTAGGGTGAGCGGCATAGCGAAATTCGTACGTGAGAAAAATTTAGGGTATTTGTCATTTGAATCTAACGATGGTAGTGTTGCAGGTAGCCGAGCTGCACATCTTACTGGTAAAGTACTAATCTCGGAATTGAAAGATGCATCCCTTGTTACACATTGGGATGACATTTATCTCTCATTAAAAAAGTAAACTACAAAACAGTATGCAATTAACACTAAGCGCCGTGTTCGCAGCTATCGAAGCTGGCAACACCAAAAAAGAAATCAGAGAAATGTTTGCTTTGAGTGCCAAACAGTACAAGACTCTCGTTAGTAACCCAGCAGTAGCTGAAAAGTTTGAGCAGGTTAAAACTGCTAAACAAGCTGCTATTGATGCCGAAAAAGCGTCTAAACGTGCGGAAAAAGATTTGATTCTTGTAGATGATTTATCAGAAGTTACTGATGTAGCTAAAACTGCTACAGAAGAAAGTCCTTCTGCTGCATCAACTTTTAACCCAAGTTTTGATAACGTACCTGCATAATGGCTGGCTTAAACAACGCTAAACAAAATTCTTCTTACGTCCGCAAATTGTACACAGGTGTAACACCTTTACGCCCTGTACTTATTAATCCTACAGTAGCTGATTTAAAGTCTATTGGTATTGAAGCTGAGTCTACTCGTCAATATACCAATCTTGAACTCGGCGAAAAGATGTGGACTAAGATTGTAATCTTCTTAGAAGGTATCGGTCTTGAAGGCGACAAAATTCTTACTAACGTAGAATTTTTAGTTTCTAATCGAGTTCGTAAATCTCAGACAGGTAAAACACAGTTTGCAAGTAAAGCAGGCGTGTTTTCATGGGCTGAAGAACCTTCTATGTTACAAGAATGGTTTAAAAACAAAGGTGCAAGTCGACCTGCATTCGAAGGTGAAGAAGATTTACTTAACTTCTTTATCGGTCTTGGTAATCTCGATACTTACTCAGATGATGCTGAAGTAGGTTTTGCAGATTGGTCTAAGATTGCTTCAGGTGATGTATCAGAATTGAGGGAGTACATTACAAGTTCTCCTTCTTTTATGACAAAAGACACTTTTGGTAATCCTACTACTGTTACACGCGAAGTAAAATGTCTCTGCTATGTGCAGAAAGACAAATACATGCGTGTATTCAGCAAAGCTTTTGATTCTGTAGAAAGTATTAAACCTACACGAATTATTAAAGCTCTTGACGGTTTGTTGAAGCCTCTGGAATCTCTTGAAAGTAAAGACATTACTTTCAGGAATTTTACACCCTCTTTAGATTTAGCTAAAGAATCTAGTTCAGATGGTGTAGAAGCTACAGAAACTCCTTCAGATTTACCGTTCTAACAATTTAACCGCTCTGCAACCACCGAACGGTCTGTTTCCAACAGACACGCTGATGTAGGTGGAGCGGGGCGGCACTTGGTGAGGTGGCGGAAATGGAACGCACCGGCCCGCAAAGCCGGTACATGGGGGTTCGACTCCCCCGCTCACCACAAAAAAAGAAACCTGATTATGACAGCAAAAGAAAAACAGGAACAATTTCTGAAAGAAATCAAAGATGTATTGAAGAAGTATAACGCAGAAATAAGTCTTGAAGATTTCGGTTACGGCTATTCACAAGACTTTAAAATTGTTATTGATTTTGACTTTGACGATTCTTTAGAAGATACTGGAATTGTTCCGCAAATAAAAATCGGCAGTTTTTTAGATGGTTGTTAAATTGACGCTCACCACGAAAAAACACATGGTACTTTCACTGAGAAGGTTAGTCGCTGGATTTCAGCAAAAAGCAGCTAGCCACGGCTGTAAAAAACTCTCCCATATGTACTAAAGGGCAGTTAGCTATAATGGTAAAGCCTGTGGTTTATCCCAGAGATGTGCGGTTCGACTCCCACACTGCCCTCTTTAGGTTTGATAAGACAATGGTAGTCGCTGTTACCGATTAAAATAACTGTGGTGGGTATTTAGGTAGGAGAGTATAGGTTCGAATCCTTTTCAAACCACGAAAACTGTCGTATGATGTGCAGAGAGATTCTGCAATCGCTTGATGTTAGGGTAAGTAGTTTGGGCGCATGAAACAAAGACAGGTTTTCGCATAAGTTTGCGTTAGGGGCGGCTAATAACCGCCCCTTTTTTCAATTTTTAAACTAATCAATCAAAACAATAAAATGAAGAAATTATTCTTTCTAATCGCTATGTTGCTTACTATTAATGTAAGCGCACAATGGACGTACAAAACTATTGATAATGGTTTTGACCCTAAGTATCGTATAGCCTACTGTATTGACCCTACAAGTAAAGCTATTCTTAAGCTGCAAAATGTTGAAGGTAATTCAACAATGATTTATGTAGCTGTCTATGCACTGTGCTCAGAGTCTGTACAGTTTGATGTAGTGTTCCTAGTAAATAATGAATGGGTTAAGTACGAGTTTTTCCAAATTGTAGAATCCAGTAGTACAGGAACATTTAAGATTATCACTATAGGTGACAACGTTAATGACGCTATTGGTGACAACATATTCAAAACAGCTACAAAATGTAAAATTCGTATTTACGACACTAAATGTGAAGATGTCGACATTTATGAATTTAACATGGCTAACAGCGCAGCTGCTCTACAATTTATGAGAGCCGGATACACACAATAATCTTTAAACTATGTACAGATTTAACAGCATAACATTAACGTACGAAAAACTAACCATTAAATTCTATTTCAAACTATTAGCTATTTTGCTTTTTGTTACTGTTGGTTTATCGTACACAAGTGTAAGAGTTATTGAAACGGAAAAAATACCAGTCGTAATAGTTAGCGAATCGTCAGAAGACTTAACAAAAGACAAATTACTTGAGTATTTGAAGCAGTGTAACGTAAAATTTCCTAATATTGTACTCAAGCAAGCATTACTCGAATCAAATGGCTTTAAAAGTAACATATACAAGCAAAATAATAATCTTTTTGGCATGCGTATATCTACTAGTCGTCCTACAACTCATAAAGGTAGTCATTTGGGTTTTGCAGCGTACAATTCTTGGAAAGAGAGTGTATTAGATTACGCATTATGGCAAGCTTCATATACAAGAACTATTACTACAGAAAGTCAGTATTACGCTTTCTTAGACGAAATTTACTGTACCGACGTAGTAAACCAGCAAAAGTATTCAGAAACATTGAAGAAACTATGATTCAAGAAGATTTTAAAAAAGTCATCAAAAGTTTACACTCTTGTGTAACAGAAGAGCAAGTAATAGTTACTGATAGATTCTTTGGACACTTTTTAACCAAGTATTTTCATAGAACTAGTAGAATACCTGCGCTAATCGAAGGACCAGACATTGAATCCAATGTTTATATTCAAATTTACAATTACGAAAAAGATTTAATGTACGACAAAATTTACAAGCATCACTTAGTAGAAGCTTAAATTACGTTGTACTACAGAAACCCGTAGTATACTGAAAGGTGTGCTGCGGGTTTTTTATTTTTAACAATCTTTATGATATTCAAACCAATAAAAATAGCAGCTGATGAAGCGTTAAAATTCATCATTGACAGACAAAGTGGTCAAGAACGACCACTTAAAACCAGATGGCCTAAACTTAACCGAACACTGTTAGGCGGTTTAAATTGGCATGAGGTAACTATGGTAGGCGGTATGTCAGGTTCGGGCAAAACTTTATTTGCGTCGCAATTAGAGTCTGACTTGTGCGAGCTTAATAAAGACCAAGATTTCGCTATATTGTCGTTTAATTTCGAGATGATGGCACGTATGTTACTATTACGCAAACTATCATCGAAATCTAAACGGTCTATATCTGATTTGCTCTCTGTAGAAATACCACTATCTTCACAAGACATAGACGAAGCTAAAAAGTACTTAGAAAGTCTCCACGATTATCCAATCTACTATTCAGAAACACCCGCTACTGTATCTGCAATGAAAAAGACTGTAGAGTTGTTTTACAAGCAGGTAAACAAACCATTTGTCTGTATAATTGACCACACTCTTTTAACTAGAAAAGGGTCAGGTCAAAATACTAATGACATGGTTGCTGATATAGCGGATTGGCTTATCGAAGACAAGAAAATCTACCCTGCACACTTTGTGCTGCTTAATCAACTTAATCGTAATATCGAGTCAGAAGAACGTATGCGTAAACCAAGTATCTTGAATTACCCAACGCGCTCTGATTTGTATTACGTAGAAGCCTTATATCACGCTTGTGATAATGTCATTATTAACCACAGACCTTACTTATTAAATCAAACTCAGTATGGACCAGATAAGATACCCGTAACTAAAGATACGCTTTTTAATCACTGCATTAAAGTTCGTAATGGTGAAACAGTAATTATTAAATCAAGAATTGATGGTAAAACAATGACAATTTTCGAAGAATGATGGATAAATTCAGCGAGATACTTAGTAAAGTATCTCAAGAAGAGATAATGCAAAGGTATTTTCCTGAACCTATTAAGTTAGGTAAGAAGTACTGTTCTCCTTACAGAGAAGATAAAACACCTACATGTACATTTTCGTATGTTAACGGCGTTCTACTTTTCAAAGATTTCGGTGTTAGCGACCGTCATAAAGACTGTTTTTCTATATGCGCATTAACAAATAAATGCAATTTGAATGCTACTTTAAGAATAATAGACCGTGATTTCAGGCTCGGTATATTTGGTCCTAATACTATGGGTGGGTATCAGACAAATATACAAGTAGTACAATACGATGTAGCACCCACAATAACTCATAAAAACTACGTGACTGAAATATTTGTAACGCTAAAACCATTTAGCACATTTGATTCAATGTTTTTCTTGCAGGGTGGTATAACAGAAGAAACTTTAAAACTTTTCAATGTATCCCCTGTGTCAAGATGTTGGATTAATCAAGCTTTGTGGCATACGTATTCAGAACAAGACCCTATATACAGATATAGAGAAGGTAAAGAAATTAAAGTATACAGACCATTTGCTAAAGATAAAGCCAATAAATTCAGGAGTAATTACTCTGTAAGTGTCGAGGGTTTAAACGACTTGAAATACAGGTCGGAAACATTGTTTATAACTAAGTCTAGAAAAGACATAATGACTTTATTTGAAATTGGTTATGACGCTGTATCTGTTAAATCTGAAACTGTTTTTGTACCGGAGAATATTATGGAGCAGCTTAAAAGAGACTATAAAAACATTTACGTATTCTTTGACAATGATTCTGAAGGTGTAAAAAACAGTATAAAACTTACAGAGCACTATGGTTTAAAGTACTTTAACATACCAAAAGGGCTACCTAAAGACCCATTCGATTTTGTAAAGACCTACTCTTTACAAGAACTTCATACGCTAATAACCTCAAAATGCTTCGATTCAAAATAAACGGCATCGCATATCTTCCTATTATAACAGAAGATAAAACACGCACATTCATGTCTTTAGAAGTAACTGCATATAAAGTTACAGAGAAAGATGTTAGCTATCAAGTTAATGATTTGCTATCATCTTGGTATAAAGACGACCAATTAATGACTAAACCACAAATAATTCAATTTTTAAAAGAACGATAATGATTATCCAAAAACAAGATGAACAAGCAGTTCTTCAGTCTGACTTCGATTCGTCAGGATTTGAAATAGACAAGTCAGATTTATCTATAGTATTCTCGACTATTTCTGAAGGTCTGTATTCAGACCCTATATCATCAATGATACGAGAAATTGTCAGTAATGCTGTAGATGCTACTGTAGAAGCTGGTAAAGACGACCCTGTAATTGTTAAACTCGGCACTGACCTCGGTGGACCTTATTTATCAATTCAGGATTTTGGCGTTGGACTATCACCTGAACGTATTGAATCTGTCTATCGAAAACTGTTTAAGTCTACTAAAAGAGAAAGTAATGACCAAATAGGTGCATTCGGTTTAGGTAGATTTTCTATTTTTAGCTACACCAACACGTTTTATTTAACCACTATTTATGACGGTGTAGAAACTACTTATCAATTGTATCTTAACGATGGTGTACCTAACATGGTCGATTTAGCTACTAAACAAGTAAATTTACCTAACGGTACAACCGTAAAAATCTACATTAAGAAAGATGACATAGATAAAGTAGCTAGTAAGATAAAGAATACGTTGATGTACTTTAAAAACATCTACGTTATAAATGAACTTACGCACAGAGTCATTTTCGATAACGACTATAAGTTAGTATACGGTTCTACGTTTGTACATTGTACCAAAGCAGATTACGATGAACTCCACATATGTCTAGGCGGTGTGTATTATCCAATTAACTGGAGTATATTAAAGCCACATTTTAATAGACCTATTGGTATGAATTGCGCGTTGCTATTTGATAATGGGGAGTTAACTGTTACTAGGTCTAGGGAGGAAATTAAGTACACTGATGAAACGATTGCCAAAATTCTAGATAAAATTCAAAGCTTTATATCAGAAGTGTCTGTAATCTACAATTGTATGGAGATTAATATATTTAATGATTTAACTATAACTAATCTATATCAACTCGGTTCAGCATTAACATACATTGAAATTAACGGTGTACGAATTAAAGTAGATTTACAGTCATTACAGCTACGGAGAGATTTTTATTACGGAGATGGTAATATAATAATTAACACTCGTTACTCGCTAACTGCACTGCTTGAATCTATAGGGGGCAATATTTACCCATTAGCATCTACAAAACTGGGTAAACATAAGTCGTACAACATGCCGTCAAGTCTGGGAGAACTTAAACAACTTGCTTATAAATTTAGTAGCGAACCTTTGACAAAGAAAACAATCGACACACTCAGATTAAACGGTATAAACAAGGTTTTAGTGCTACATAAAAAATTCGACCGTGAATACTCTTCGTTAATTAAGGATATGTATGTAGGTCAACGTTCTTTAACTAACCCAGCAAAAATAAGAGTCGTATTACAGTCTTTTATTGAACTGCAATTTAAACTAAAAAGTATTTATAATGTAAAACACATAAACGAGTACAAACAAAAAACTATACCAGCTATTAAACAGCTGTCTTTCAGAAGTTGCGAAGGAAAGTCTAGTTACTTTAAAAATGTAAGTACAATAGATGCAATTAAAACTAATCTGATTCTGCGCAATGTTGCTGTTAAAAACGAGGACTACTTAAAGTTTGTAGCGCCTAACGTATTGACAGTTAAAGGTTCAAAGAGAGATGTTTTAGATGCAGGTATCAAATACACAACAATGGAAGAATTAACAAAAAAATCAAAAATGCACGACTTACTTAGACTCTATAAACTAAGTAAAGTCTATCCAGAACTTAGCCCTAAATTTATTAAAATGGGTCTAGTTAAAAGTGAAGTACTAACTAATCTTTTTAAGTACTATTCTGAAACTAATGGTTTAAAGATACCTGTAAACGATTTTACAGACGAGTTACTTGAAATTTACGAGCAAGACCATGTAATAGATGTATCTGAAAATATAAAGCTCATAGATAGCTATATTAAGTTTTCTAATGTAGCTAAACCAATATTGTCAAGTAACTTAGACCTTTATCATAAATTGATTGGTATAAGGGCCTTAGCTATACACTTTAAAATAGCTTATCCTTATTGGTTGGCTAATGAAAAAGTTGTACTTTCGCTGCAAAAACTAGTAAAAGACTATAATACGCTAGGTTGGTCAGAAAGAACCGAACTTGAAAAAATAGGTAAGGATTTATACAGTGTAATTGTAGAGTTTTCTAGCCCCGTAATAGGTCTAATAAGTGCTAATTATAATCTTAGCCCCGAAATAATAGACAAAGTAGTTGAACTAGCTAGTGTTGAAGGTAATTCAATCCTTAATTTTATACAATCACAATCAGCAACAGAAGTTAAACAAGAAGTCCCTTTCTAATGAAAACAACCATAATCAAAAGCGGTTACGACTTTACACTCACATGTGTAGTCGACGGTGAAGTAATTTCAGGTCAAATTACAGCCGAAACTGCAAGCAGACAAGACCTAAAAACCCTTAATAAAGAGCAAATTAAAAATTTGTTCATTGGTAAATCCAAAGGTTCTGATTACGTAAACTACAATGAGTTTATTGCCAAGTTAGAAGAGTGGAACCACCCATTACTTGAGTATGTTAATTCACGTATTCAGTACAAAGGAATACCATTAGCTATACCAGAATTTCTGTGTAGACATATGGCAGCAGCAGAAACTTTAGATGAGTTATCAGCACTTTGTAATTTCTGGCGCAATTTGGCTCTGTGTCCAGAACCACGCGTACGTGAAGGGCTATTTGAGTATCTTACTAATAATGGGTTCATTATTACTAAACAAGGTCTCATTGTTTCTTTACGTCGTGTACACAAAGCATCTGTAGTAAACGCTTACAAAGACGAGTACGTAGAAGCTGTAACAAACTCCTACTTTACTGTAAAGCGCAGGAAGAAATCTGCTCGTCACTACGTAGTAGTAGAAATCGAGGATGGTGACTATGTTATGCGCTCTGTAATTGAGAATGATGTAACTAATCTAGATGTTCAGTATGCTCAGTTGCATGACCGTAAAGAAGAAGAATCTACTCACTATTATGCTAATCACCAAGCTAACGAGTTCTTTACTATAGATGGTGTAGAAAAATACGGTCGTGTTGAGTATCATATACTTAAAGAAACCAGACTTAGCAGACACGTTTGTGACCATGATTCAACTAGGCATTGTTCATCAGGTCTTCACTTAGGTACGCCTGAATATGTTAAAGAGAACCAATGGTTAGGTAATACTATTTTAGTGTGTCTGTCTAATCCTATGGATGCTGTATCTGTACCAGAAGACGGCTACGTAAAATTCAGAACTGCTGCTTTGTACCCCATCGCAGTAATTTCTGAAAGTGACGTAGACAACTTTACGGCAGATGCTGAGAATACTGTAGAAGTATTTGATGAAGACTACTTAAATTACACTACAGACTACATAGATGCCCTGATTCAGACTACTAGGTTTGAAAGTCTCAAGGAAGACTTTATTATTCCAAGAGAATTCAATGCCAATACTGTCTACAACATTATTGATGAAATCAAAAAAGTAACATTAAAGCGGATTAACTAATTAAAGGGGGAGAAATCCCCCTTTATTTTATTCTATGAAAGCAGTTATTGAAAATGTCGGCGATTCCGACGAAAAAGTGTTCCTGTTACATACAGACTCTTATACTTACTCACATGTCGAATTATCTGTAGAACTAGATAACGGTATATTTAGTATTGATGAACTGTCTAATAATGTAATTAATAGGCTACTACGAACTAGAGTCTGTGATATTAAATCTACCATTACATTTGACATTAAAAAACGTGACTGGGTAGAAGTACCAGCGCTAAAAAACAACAAAGTAGTAATACAATTCGGAAATGAAAAAAACACCTCTAGAGCAGATTTATAAAGAGTTTGAAAAAGCTGTTAAAACTGCTGAACATACAAAGTTTTTACTTTGGTTAGCTGCTGCTAAAGAACCTCTTATGCAGCAAGAACAAAAATTTTTAGAGTCAATTAAAAAAGATGAAACACCCAAATAAAAAAGAGTTTAACAAACTCTGCCTCGAATTTTTAGGCTACAAACCTGTAGCAGGTATGGAAGGTATGTGGTACACACATGAGTCGCACAAACTAAGTATGTTTTCTATCAAAGACTTTGCCTTTGATACCGACTGGAATCAAATTATGTTGGTAATTGAAAAGATAGCTCAAGTTTATAAATACGAATCTACTGATGAGCGATTTGACATTATTGTCAACAACACACCTCCTATTCTATTTTGTACTATAACTACTTCTAAAGATATAGTAGTTAGGCATATCCACAAATTTTTACTAAACTATAACAAGAAACACAATGACACTCTCTAAACAACGTCAAAAAGAACTTTATACACAAGCTAAATTTAATTTAGCGTCAAGAAGCTCTTACATAGGTACTTGCACAGCTTTAATGATGGCTACTGAAAAATACGATGAATTTCTAGAAATTAAAAAGTGTTTTTATAAAAATAAGCCTAGTTTATATAAACCTAGAACTTGGAGATTTTACTTTAGCAAATACTATAGGGATAATAGAGCGTACTGGTGGGAAGAAGATGCAAGAGGTCTTCAAGAGCGTATTAAATTTTTAGACTACTTAATTAAAACTGTTAGTTAATATGACGGCAACACAGATTATTTTTATAGCTGTTGTAGTTTTACTATTTATAGCAGGTTTATTTATAGCCTCATTTCAAGATAGCCCTAAATCTGAATCAGGTTTATTTTTAATGGTACTAGCTATGTGTATAATGTTAGGCTTAACAGTTAGCAGTCTTGCAAATTTTAATAAATGCATGCAGATACGCAACCTAAACAATAAAAACTATGAGCAAAAACAAAGTATGGCATAAAATAGAAATTGCCACAGAAGAACAAAACGTATCTATTTACCCTACCGAAGAATTTAACGGTATTGTCGTAGAAACAAAAGAATTAGACGATAAGACCTTAAATGGTAAATTGTATCTTAATAAGGATGAAATGGAATTACTCATCTTAAAGATGCAAGAAATGATGAAGTACGTAAAACAATAAAAACTATGAACATAAAAACAAAATTCTCATTAGGAGATAGAGTGTTTATCATACAAAAGTATAACAAAGAAGAATGGGTTCCTTGTGAATCCTGTAAAGGAAAAGGTGGAGTTATCGTAGAAGATAATTATTTTCAATGCACAGATTGTAGGGGCAGCGGAGGTAAAACTCACTGGCTTCCCGATAAATGGAAAGTTTCCTATAAAAACACCAAAATAGGTAAAATAGCTGTCGAAAAATATTCCGAAGAATATTATGAGCAAAATCCTCAATATAGAAAGCTGGAAGTTAGATACATGGTTACTGCTACAGGCATAGGCTCAGGTACTGTTTGGTATGAACTAGACGTATTCAAAACACTACAAGAAGCTGAAACTGAGTGTAATAGAAGAAACGAAGAAGAGTCTAAAAAGTAACATTCTTATGGAATTTCCTATACTCAAGCCTGTAAGGTACATCAACACACCTGAGTTTAAAAACACTATTGAATACGGACGATATTTAGTTGTTCGTAAAGATGGTAAAAAACACTTGGAAACTTTTAATGGCACTGGTTGGGCGTATAATAACGATTCAATCATTGCTTTTTACTTACCTAAAATTGACGAACAACAACTAAAACAACTTGAAAATGAGTAAACAAACAGCAGTAGAATGGTTATCAGAGCAACTACAAAGTACAGTTTTTTATACAGATGAAGCTAAAGAAAATATAATTCAACAAGCCAAAGAAATGGAGAAGCAACAAATTATTGATGCTTATCATACAAATCCTTTGGAAGCAAAGTGGAAAAATATAGGTATTAACTACTACAACGAAACCTACAGCAATGACAAACAATAAACAACAAACGGCAGTGGAGTGGTTTTGGAATCAACTCCCCGAAATTTTACCATTCACAGTAGACACTGAAACCGGAGTTAAATTGCAAGAAGCATATCAACAAGCCAAACAAATGGAGAAAGAACAGATAATGCAGTCTTATTCTGACGGTATTGGTAATGGTATTGCTGTAGGTCAAGAAGAATGTTCATTTGAATCAGTTGCAGATGAGGTGAAATACTACGAACAAACTTACGGAGGTAACAAATGAAGCACAACATAACCCAAACGGAAAATTATCTACTTATTGTAGATGATTCAGAGATTAAAGCAGGTGATTGGTTTTACAATAACGTTTTGAAGGAATGTGTTAAAGTAATTGGAGTTTGGGGAGATAAAGTAGATTCCTTAAACTCTAATTTAGAAACATTCAAAGTCGCCGCTCATTTACCACTTAACAACTCACCGATTCTTGAAGGTGTAGATTTATTGCCAAAAATTGAAGATGATATTGAACAATGGGCTTGGGATAATCCATGTTTAAGTAGAGAAGATGTTTATACTCTTTTTAAAAAAGTATTTAAAGAACAAAGGTTAGACGGGCAATTTTTTATTAGCGCTGCTAAACAAGTTTATGAATTTAACAGTAAACTAAGAGATTTAGCTAAAGAAAAAGCTAAGGTTATAAAAGAGAAGTATAAGTGCACAGAGGATGATTTGATTAAGGCAATTGATATGGCAAGGCTACAAGGTAACGAGCCATTTCTTGTTAAGTATACAGAAGATGAAATCATCCAATCTTTCCAACAACCAAAGATGCCTATTGCTTTTGAGTGCGAAGTAAAAACAGAATTTGGGTTTATGGATTTATCTGGTAAAACTCCATATGAAAAAGTAGGTCAAACTGTATGGGTAGGCAAGTACATTTTTAACGATTAACAACTATGAACGACCTCGAAAAAGAATTTATACCCTACCAAGAAGCATTCGAGTTAAAAGAACTTGGATTTGATGAACCTTGTATGTGTTTTTATAACCTTAGAAAAGAACTTAAAGTTTATCACAATGTAGATAAAGATTGGCACACTCTTAAACACCAAGTTTTAAAAAATTCTAGAATTACATTGCCTCATACGTATACAGCACCAACCTACTCACAAGCCTTTAAATGGTTTCGTAAAAAAGGTTACAGATTTAGTGTTATAATTGATTCTCCTCTCGCTGAAGAAGAGAGTCATTACATAGAAATTTGGTTTGAAAAACAATTTTTACACGAATCCCACTACATTTATAAAAAATACGAAGATGCGGAATTAGATTTGTTAAAAAAATTAATTGGGTACGAAAAAGAAAAGCAACAATGAAAAACAATAATTCACAAGTAGTATCTTTCGGAGAAAATTGTTGTACTCCAGTAGGCCAAATTAAAAGATATGTAGATTGTATAGGCTGTGATAGAAAACCTAAATTAATACATCAACAAATAATTGACCTTGCAGGTGGTGAGGAGAGGTGTAAAGAGTTGTTAGGTATAAACCCTAAACAAGAAATTGATATGTCTAAATACATATCAGGTATTGACCCTTATGACACACAAGAAACACTTGAAGAAGCTGCTGAAACCTTATACCCTATAAATAATACAGGGGGTATGTTTATGCCAAATAGAGAGGAAGTAAAAAACATATATAGACAAGAAGGTTTTATAGCAGGTGTTAAATCAGATGCGGCAAGGGATTATTGGTTTGAACAGTTTAAAAAGAAATAATGAGTAAAAAAACAAAAAAAGGTAGAACACCTGTAACAGTAGAGTCGATAATGTTGACTAAAGGTAAGTCAGGAAGTGTTTTTTACACTAAAAAGCATGATGGTCATTTAACTGCGTTATCGAGTTACTACAAGCGTAAAATTACTACAGAGCGTGTGGTTGTAATTACAGGACCAAAAGAAAATCCACACGCAGAGTTATTAATTAAAGTAACAATATTATGAACATTTATTCAGATTCGGAACCTGTCGTATTAACAATTAAGGCTCACGGTAAAGAAGTTAAAGTAACGTTACCTTACGTAGATTCGTCAATATCTGATATTGTCAATGTAATAGCCGTACAATTACAACTTTTAGATTTTTCTAAAGGTACTGTTATTGACGGATTTAGAGGTTACATAGAAGAAAACGATAACAAACAACTGTAATTAACAATGGGCAAATACGGGTATAAAGAGCTAGAAAAGTCGTCTCTATATGAAGGTGTAACAAAAGTACGTACCGCGAGTTCAAGAGACACTATTAGTGACGCTAATAAAGCCCATGAAATACGGTGGAAAGGTCGTGTAATAGTCAATAAGATGTATTACGCGGCCTTTTTCGACACTGAAAAAGAAGCGGCTTTATGGGTAGACAAGAAATTAATTTCACTAGGTAAAAGTCCTAAAAACATCTTAAAGAAAAATGAATAACAACACAGTAGAACTATTAGGTTGGTATGGTGGTGATGAAGCTATTGCCTGTAGTGCATGGACGAGTACATCGAGAGACCTTACAGACGAAAAAAGAGCGCGTATTCCGGCGCTTTTAAAACAATTATGGAGTGCAGAACCTGTACCACACGGTTCACCATTTGAAAAAGGGGTAGTACACTTTCTTGTAAACTGTGATATAGCCTCGCATATTCACTTACTCAAACATCGAATCGCGTCTATTAACGCTGAATCCGCTAGATACAAAGAGTTGAAAGAAGATAAGTTTTACTTACCTGAAGATTGGATTTTAGGTCATGAAACTATGGGGTGTGATAGAATTATGACAAAATGGGGAGATAAACTCAAAGAAACATCAGAACTTACTAATATTTTGTACCACGAGTGTTTAGCTGATTTGACACCGATTTTGGGTAGAAAACGTGCTAAAGAGTCTGCTAGGTTCTTTAAGATGTACAACTCTCAGATTCAGGCAGATGTAATGTTTAACATGAGGTCATTTCACAACTTTATTACTCAGCGTATGGATGACCATGCTCAATTAGAGATACAAGACATAGCAAAACAAATGTTAGAACTTGTAAAGAATATTGAAGGTAATCCATTTAAACACACTATAGAAGCATTTGGATGGTAATACACGAAGTAACTCAAGTAATGTGGGTAGAAACTCCGCATGGAGATGGCGTAGTATTGTTTTTAATAGACTATGGCCCACATGAAAATACGATTTGGTGTGTCGCACTTGAGTCAGACGGTCGTATACTTCATTACAATTCAAGTCAATTACGATTCACTAAAAATTCTACATTTGCAATAAGAAAAAATGGTTGATAGAATACGACAGTTTAACGAAGTCTATCTTAATATTGCCAAAGAAGTAGGTACATTATCTAGATGTGTACGTGCTAAAGTAGGCGCTGTTATTGTTAAAGACGGTAACATTGTAGCGTATGGTTATAATGGTACGCCATCAGGGTTTTGTAATACTTGTGAAGAAGATAACGTTACATTACCTGAAGTAATACACGCTGAATGCAATGCTATTTTAAAAGCTGGTAGAGATGCACAGGGAGCTGACTTATATTTAACGTTATCTCCCTGTGTTGAATGCTGCAAGTTGATTAAACAGGCTGGTATTAAAACAGTATACTTTAGAGAAATGTACCGTAATACTGAGGGCTTAGAAAAACTAAAAATAAACTATGTACACATACCTAGTAGTAGCACTGATTGAAGACACTTTACACAAAAAGTCATTTCAGTGCGCAAAACACGACTTAATCGAGCAGACTTATGAACTTGCTTTAGATTATTTCACAGATTTAGTAGACAAACTCACACCTAATATTAGTGAAGATACGTTAAGTTTAGCTATGGCTAACGCTTACTACCATACAAGAGATGGGTTTGTTCTACTTACAGAAGCAAAATAACCTTATGGAAAAAGAAATATTTCAACTCTTAAAAAAGACTAAACTTATTAAAAGTTTAGAAATGCGTGGGTACTTACAAAACGTAAATGGTGAGTACATTGTGTCAGAGAAGTTGCAAGAAACTATTGATGAAGTTAGCGACACAGATTGGATTTTAGAGGAATATAGAGAGAAATTTTCTTACGGCGTTACTGGCGAAGCTGGTAAAATGGGTGACTCTACCGCAGTAGTTGCTAAAATGCAGCGGTTTATGTTGACCCATCCCGAATTAACAAAAGAGATTATTCTTGAAGCTACAGATATGTATATACAGTCTGTGACGAACACGAAATATCTCAAACAAGCAGATTATTTCATCTTTAAAAAAGAGAGTCATAGTGATGTAGAAACATCGACTCTTTATGGATGGGTTGAAGAACTGCAACGACAAATACCAAAATCAGACGGAGACAAAATAATCTGACATGAAAAAAATTAAAGGTGATTTAGTAGAACTTCTTGGTAAGCAGTTCTTTGATATTGTTGCACATGGGTGTAACTGTATGAATCTTATGGGTGCAGGTATTGCAAAACAATTAGCAGATAAATATCCTGAAGTTCTTGAAGCTGATAAACTTCAATATGAACTTACAGAATCTGCTGCTGAGCAATTAGGTACGGTATCTTCAGCTACATTACCATCAGGTCAGGTAGTTTACAATTTGTATACCCAAATATTTCCGGGTAAATATTTTGATTTAGACGCTTTTGTAACAGCGCTTAAAACAATGGCTAAATTGTTACCTGAATGGCATGAAGAACTTAGACCTAAAATTGGGTTACCCTACATTGGTTGTGGTATAGGTGGTTATAGACACCCAGATACCATCGAACTTGTAGTGGCTTCAGTATTAAAGGATTATGACGTTTACATGGTAGAATATGAGCCGAAACAGAACAGCGGGACATAATTACGAGCGGCAAATAGTTAAAGAACTTAAAGAGAGAGGTTACAGTGCTGTAACGTCTCGAGCCGAATCTCGTAACATGGACAATAGAGGTGTAGATATATTTACCGACTTGAATAATATTGACGGTAAAGAACTACCAGTCCATATTCAATGTAAAAACAAAACAACACAATTTAATGTCGGTGATATTTTGGGGAGTGATAGTCTTCCTACTAATAAGGCAACGGTTATATTCCACAAAAAGACGAAGAAGGCTACGTCAAAATTTATAACTGAAGGTGAATACGTCTATATGACTAAAGAAACGTTTTACGAATTAGTATTAAAATGATTTATTTAATCACTACAAATCCAAGATTTTACACCTGTGCGGATTACACGATAGAGTCCATAGATTTTTGTCTTGATACTTTATCAAAATACAACGAAATCGAAGTAGACACAGAGACTAATGGTTATGACGTACACACTTGCAAGACACTTACTGTACAGTTTGGTGTAAAAGATATTCAATTTGTAGTTGATTGTGAATCACACGATTTAACAACATTCAAGGATTTACTTGAATCGGATAAACTATTTCTATTTCAAAATGCAAAGTTTGACTTAAGATTCTTTCTAAAGAAAGGTATCAGGATACAAAATATCTATGATACCTTTCTTGCAGAAAGTATTTTGACTACAGGGTTGGATAATAGAGAATTAGGTTTAGGTTATTTGGCTCATAAATATTGTGGAGTCTACTTAAACAAGAATATTCGCAGTCAGATACACATTGAAGGTCTAACTACGAGAGTTATTAAGTATGCTGCTGATGACGTTTCAGTATTAGCTGAAATCAAACGGCAACAACTTATAGAACTCGAAAAACTAAACTTACTTGAAGTACTTAAACTAGAGAACGAAGTAGTTAAAGTATTTGCAAGAATGGAATTTACAGGTGTACTTATTGACCCTGTTAAATGGTCAGAAGTAGCCGCTCTTACAGAAGCTGAGACACATAGATTAGAAAAAGAGCTAGATGAAGTAGTTATTAGTGAACCTAAATTACACAGGTTTATACCAAGAACCAATCAATTAGATTTGTTTGGTTATCAAAAACGTCAACTTGAAATAAATTGGGGTTCGCCTAAACAAAAACTAGACTTAATTCATGCGCTTGGCTTTAAAACTGATACAACTGGTGATAGATTTTTACAAGTAAATAAACGTAAACATATTCTAATAGCTAAACTTATTGAGTATAATAAATTTAGTAAGTTGGCGAGTGCATTTGGCTATAACTTCTTAAAGTTTATAAATAAGGAGACAGGTCGAATACACTTTAACGTTAAACAGATTTTATCTACAGGTCGTATATCTGTTAGTGAACCTAACTTAAATCAGATACCTAGTAAGGGTGATTTAGGTAAAAAAATTAGAAGCTGTTTTATTGCTAAACCGGGTTACAAAATAGTTGGCGGTGACTATTCTGGTGCAGAGTTACGCATTATTGCAGCTTTTAGTAAAGACCCTATATGGGTTAATGCTTTTATCGACGGAGAAGATTTACATAGTGTGCTGTGTGCAGCAACATTTAACATACCGATTACAGAAGTTAAAACAGAGACACCGTTTAAAGCAGGTGTTACATATAGAGACGTCCAAAAAACTATAAACTTCGGTTTAGCTTATGGAATGTCTAAATTTAAACTGTCTGATACTCTACAGATTACAGTAGATGCAGCAGGTGAAATCATTGAGAAGTTTTTTAAAGCGGTACCTAAAGTTAAAACATTTTTACATGGATTAGCTAGATTAGGTGTATCGCGAGGTTTTATACGTACTGCTCCACCATTCGGTCGTATAAGATTTTTTGAAGGTTATGATTCAGATAACCCAGTCAGACACGGAGAAATTGAACGTGCGTCTATGAACACGCCTATTCAAGGTACTAACGGCGATTTGATTAAAGTCGCTCTTATTAAAATACAAAATTTCATAGATGAGAATAAACTCGACATAAGTATTTTACTGTCTGTATATGACGAAATACAAACTGAGTGCCCTGAATCAATTGCCGAGTGGTGGCGAGAACAATTAAACAGGCTAATGTTAGAAGCTGCTGAAGTTATTATAAAAGACGTTCCTTTTGTAGTAGACTGTAAAGTTTCTGATTGTTGGCAAAAATAGTATTATCATGCAAGACCAATATTTTACATCCAAAAAAGTTAACCAGAGCTCGTTGAAGCTCATATTAGTACATCCAATGATGTACAAAAATAGTATGGAGTATTCTGAAGACAGAAAAGATACTCCAGCGCTTTCTTTAGGTTCATTAGTAGACTGCCTTATTACAGAACCTGAAAAATTCAGTACTACGTATCACGTACAAAACGAAGCTGTGACGACTAGTTCAGCTATACAGAAAATTGTCATGTCTGTGTATTTAGATACCCGTGGTAATACAATCGAAGCAGACAGACTTATAGATTACAAAGATTTATTATTAGAGACTGTAAGAAAATCAGGCTATCAACCTAAATGGAAAGACGAAACAGTTATAACTAATGTCTGTAACGAAGGTGAAAAGTATTTTGAAGAGCTTAAAATCCAAGGCGATAAAATAGCTGTTACTCAAGACCAGTATTTATTAGCCAAAGAAATTGTAGATTCAATCCTTTCTCACGATTACACAAAAGACCACTTATTTCCTAACGGTAACATTGAAATTGTAAAGCAACTTGTAATTGATTGGGAACACCGTGGATTTGAGTGTAAGTCTAAACTTGATTGGCTTGTTGTTAACCATGACGACAAGACAATTCAACCTATCGACATTAAAACCACAGAATCTTTATTGTCTAAGTGGTTTGACAGCTCTTACCATAAATACAGATATGATATGCAGGCAGGTTATTATACAATGGCTGTTAAATACAAACAGCAAAACGAGAATTGGTATAGCGATTATACTGTTTTACCATTCAAGTTCATTGTAGAAAACACAAAGTACCCGGGAACACCTGTATGTTTTGTAATTAACACCGAAGAATTATATGCTTATAAAGCATACGAAGTAAACGGAGTTACGTACGAAGGTATTAAAGAAGCGTTCGATAGGTTAGAATGGCATACAGACAACGACTTGTGGGGTTATACCAAGGAACATTTCGAGCAAAATGGTCTAGTTGGCTTATGAATAGACAAGAAGTATTAAAACTAATAGGTGAGCAAGATGGTCCAAATACAACTACTAACTTTATGTTACGTAGTGTATTTGAACCTGTAATTAGTAAACATCTTGATAAGGCCGGATGGACAAATAAAACATTATATGTTTGGCTGTCTAATATCTATGGGTTTATCAATGCTTACAAAGGCCAAGAACTAGTAGATACTTCTAAATTTACATGGGCACAGATACCTGAAATTAAGGACAATGTTATTTATCTTCTATTTAATCATAGACATACTGCTGATTATACTCGATTTGAGCATGAGTATCTGCTTAGTAATCATCAGTTTGTTGATTGTTTTGATACAGACTTTGGTACAATGTACGCGTTTTATATTGACTCAGATTTCTACGCTATTTACAAAGAAGGTGCGTATTCAAAACTGACTGATATAAAACAATGGCTTGATAGAAGTTATCAGCTTGTAGTAGACAAAGACCCTATAGTTAAAAAAGAGTGCGAGCGTACATACGGTATAGAGTTACCAGACGGCGCAGAAGTTTTTCCAATTAAAGAAGACATAATAAGAATACTATGACAAACAAAGCATTAAGATACAACGAAGGTAAGCCTCGATGGTCGTTAGTAGATTTTAAAGCGTTAGAACCTCTAGTACAAGTACTAGAGTATGGCGCTAAAAAATACACTGAAGACAACTGGAAATTAGACATGGAAATTCGTACGGCAATAGATTCGTTGTTACGCCATGCAATTAAATTATCAGAAGGTGAATTAGTAGACCAAGAATCAGGTTTACCACATACAGGGCATATACAAGCTAATGCTTTATTTATTCAGCATCACCTTAATAAAGGTAAGACTTGGCCTGTAAATAACCCACCTACTGTTAGCCCTATAGAGGTTAAAGAAGTTGAGTACAAAGATTGCGTAGTCTTTAAAGAAGATTATGCAGAACGTAGAGCTAGTGATAATAAATTAATTGTAAGTTTTGTAGCTGGTGTTAGTTACCCTATATACACCAATGAAAGAGGTAAAGAGTATATTCTTTGTCCACTTAACAGTAAATCAGTATTCCTACCTATAATTTTTGCTCAGTATGACGTCAAACGATGCTTCGGATGATTTATCGCCAATACAGTGGTTGTTTGAAAAGTACGTTGAGAAATTAACTATCGACCCTGAAGATTTACAAATTGCTTTAGATAGAGAAAAGAAACAATTTAAAGATGCTAAAGCTGCACGTAAACTAAGGTACGCTCTGTCAAAAGAGCGTGCTTTAGTTAACGAGCTACAGTCTCAAGTATTTACACTGAAGAGTAAAGTAAATAATCGAAAGTCAAGAGAAAATACTCGAGTTATAGAAGACTTTTTTGTCAAGTGTAAGGTTGACAAAGTCAATCCAAAATTCAAGATAGAGCTTGACGAAATTTTAGCGGATGAATGTGCTGTACCAATACAGGCTATAAGACTTGCATCTCGTAAAAGAGACATAGTTTTCGCCAGACAAATTGGTTGTTACATATTGTGGAAATACTATCCTATGAGATATAGTATATTGTCTCTTAACAATATTGCTGCTCATTTTGGTTACGTAGACCATACAACTGCTTTACACGCTATTAGAGTTGTAGAAGATAAGTTGAGTTTACATCGCTCTTCTGAAGCTGCAACAATACGTAGAATTATTGACAAAGTTAAACTACTTGTAGAAGAAACACCCGTTATTGCTTAGGCGATAGCGGGTGTTTTTATTTTATCGTTTGTATCCAGATATAGCTTTATCTTGGTCAAATACTTCAAACACTTTACGTAATTGAGTCATTCCTTGTAAGAACCCCGATGAATAGTACAAGAAAGGTGTTTTATCTCTAGGACTATCCTCACCAAAAATTAAGTCCCTGGTCTCATCTATACCATTTTCAAACACATTTTTAGCTTTACGTATCATACCTAATACTGGTATAGGGTTCTGAAATAAATAACCACCTTCTGTAGGGTCTACAGAGAACATCATTTCCTGTTGTAACTTAGCTATAGTTTTTAAAGCAATGCGAACAGCTTTATTCTCTTTATAAGAAAACTCATCGTCATCATCCGCATGTGCGCCTGCAAACATGATTATAGCCATAAGACCTAACAACATACGCAATTCAACCATAGCAGCTCTGTATTGAGCTACTTTGATTTCTTTAAACTCCTCAAATGATATTTTATCTAGATGAGGATTTTTTTCCATGATTCTATCGTACTGTTTTTTAAGAAACTCATCATTATACCTGCTAAAGAAATTTAAACTACCTTTCTTAGTAGTTCCTTTAACGTCTGTACTTAACAGCCCCATTGACGCTACATCTAAAGCAACTTTACCTATTCGTGGTAGTAACACGTCTTTAGCATAAAAAAGTACGCCTAACTCTTTAACAGCTTCGAGATTAGTATCAGCCAATAAACTACGCCACCTACCCCATTGAACTGAATCTGTAGCTGACTTGTACTTAAGTTTACCAAAACGCTCTTTAAGAATGCCGGGCATCCACGTACGGTACTGAGAAATAAGTTTACCTAATAAACGTTGTTGATACCATGCAATATCGTCAGCAGACATTTCACCTTTAATACCTCGGCTAATCTCTTTAATAGCTGAACGTATATCTACCTGTAACTTATTTAGTTGCTCTTCGGGAATATCTTTAAATTTAATGTCTTCACCATCAAATGTAATTAAATCTAGTAAAGGTGTATAATGTTTTTGAAGTCCCGGTTTATTTAAACGTACAATACGTTTAGTGTCAGTATCCCAACCATAATTTTGTAAAACATTACCTGTTAATACATCATCAATTATATCAGAACCTTTTCTATAACCGTAG